TTTTGTTTGCTATAATACTCTATGAAGGAGTAAGTATGGCAAAAGCAAAAGCAAAATCGAACACAGATGGCGAGGCTAAGAAGGTTGCCTTTTCTATCAGGGCAATGACAAACGCCGCAAAGAATGAGTACATTTATCCGCGAGGCGATATTCGAGCTAAAACTGATTTTATAGATACTGGATCGTATGCATTGAATGCTATTTTAAGCGGTTCTATTAAAAAGGGATTACCTGACAATCGAAGCGTAATGTTTGCAGGCGAACCTGCAACTGGAAAGACTTTTTTCACTCTTAGAATCTGCAAGAAGGCATCAGATGCAGGGTATTTTATCTACTATATCGATACCGAAGGTGAAAAAGACGAGGAAATTTTCTCAAACTTTGGGTTTAAGGGTCGTGGAATTGACTATGAGATTCTGAAGATTAAGACCGTTGAGGATCTTAGAGTTCAGATATATGCGATGCTTGACAAGTATAAGGAATACTTCAAGTCTCTAGATCCGAACTCCGAAGAATATACTAATCGACAGAAATTCCTATTTGTAATTGATTCAGTTACAATGTTGACAACCGAAGCGGACCAAAAAAATCTAGCTAAGGGTGAATCTAAGGATAATTTGCGCTTAAATAAGCAGTTGAAGGCATTTTTCCGAGATGTTACCTTAGATATGAATCTGGTCAAGATTCCATTAATATTGATCAACCATGTCTACGAAATGATGGAACAGACCGCAAATTCTGCCAGCGTCGATGCAGGTAAGAAAGTAGGCGGTGGTACAGGCGGCTTGTATGGGGCGTCTGCTATCATAGTATTGAAGACCAAGGAGTCGAAGACCTCCTCTAGAATTTACTCCGAGAAGGATGGAGAAAATGTAACAAGAGAGATTGTGACGGGAACATTCTTCACCTGTAAGGCAATCAAATCTAGGTATATCCGAAAGGGATCGATTGTTGACATATACGTCGATTTCCAGACAGGTGTTGCCAAGAATTTCGGATTGCAACAGTTCTGCGAAGGGAATTTAGTCGAGCCTGTAAGTCGCGGTAGTAAGGGTAAGTTCTACAAGCTCATCTGTAAGCCAAAGAATGAGAATGGCGAGTATCCAGAAGTCAAGAGCTATGTAGCTGAAATCCCGAACCTACTTGAAGAGATCGATTTGATTGTGAGGAAGACGTTCCAGTTCGGAAACGAAGTAGACGAAAACGGCGAAATGCTGGGAGTTGTGGACGAGAGCGAACTAATCGAGTCCGAAGAGGGCGACGAGGAATTCGAATCCTAACACAACTCCTAAAAAAAGGAGATAGATGTTAGACACAATGCCACCAGTGATTGATGCGGAAGATCCTTTCAAATCACTAACCCCTCTGGACTTCGAGGATATTGTCATCAAGACATTATTCACGAAGCCAGAGTTGGGTAATAAAATATTCCCTCGCCTCGGTCGCACTACAATGGTGAACGAGGAGAATGGAAAGATCGTAGAGTCAGCGAAGAAGTTCTTCTCTGACCATGGTCGTTATCCAAGTCCGAAGGAATTCTACGATCTCTACTTGACTGACGAGAACGTCAAGAATAAGTTCAAGAGCCTCGGAAACATATCTATTCGAAATTATGACGAAGACTACTTGAAGGAGAAACTTCAGGAATTCGTAAGAATGCGATTGACCTTTAGCCGTCTCATGGAGGCGAGTGCAAAGATCAAGACTACGGGTGACGTTACTGCTATAGATTCCAAGGTTATCGAAGGATTCTCGGATGCAGTGTCTTTTACTATTGAATCTAAGACTGGTATTTCTGCTAAGAAAGACATGTCAGCCTTTGTTGATTATCTAAACACTCCAAATTCATTTATCCCAACATTCTCACCTACACTCAATCATTACATGAGTGGAGGGTATGCTTCGAAGGCATTGACCGTTTGGTACGGCGAATCTAACATGGGTAAAACTACATACCTGTGTAATGATGCCGCATATGCTTTCTCTCAAGGATATGATGTATTGTACATCAGCCTTGAAATGGATAAGCAAGAAATCATGAAGAAGGTCGTGGCGAATCTTCTAGAAATTCCAGTTGGAGTTTTGAAGAACTATGACGTTAAATTCTTCGAAGATAAGATCCGGGAAATAAGTACTTCGGATTTGAGAATTCTCGAATGGCCTTCATTTGAAGTCAATTCTCTAGATATTTTGAATGCCATTAGAGACTTACAAATTAAGGAAGGGTTCAGACCTCATATTATCTTCTTGGACTACATCAACTGCATGTCTGCAAATAAAGCAGGTAATGGTGGTGGAAAGAAACACGAAGATCTCGGATACATCACGAAGGAAATCGAGAATCTTGCCAAGTCGCTAGATGTCCCCGTGGTGACATGCTCCCAGTTCAACCGAAATGGATACGGAAACACCAAGGCAGGGGCCAAGGACGTTGGAGAGAGCATCGACATCTACAAGTACAGTGCAAACGGCATCGCGATCCTGCGCGACCCTACTATGGTAGCCAATGGCCTGTACGAACTGAACATCATCAAAAATCGTTACGGACCTAAGGACATAGCGTTCCTAGCGAAGGGTTATGCTGATATAATGAAGTTCAGGGACGCTACAGATAATGAAATCCAGAATTTTAAGTCTAATGGAGATACCGCAAGCGAAATCTTGGATGAAGCAAGGAATTTTCCACGATGATTGTAAGTAACTGGATAGAAGTAATCAATGAGCGTTTTCTGGCCTATGGAATGAGCCTATCTTCTGATGAAGACGTAGTGAAATCTAAGAAGATCGAGTTTAATCAAGTGCTTAGGGATCTGAAGCAGGAATATACAACAAAGAAACTATGGCATATGATTCTTTCAATGAAAGACTACTATGAAATAGAATTCTTAGTTGAATTACTTGATGACGAAAACAGGCTTGAGATTAGAAGCGAAATGGTTGCAGACAATGGGTCTATTCTCGCAAAGAAAAGAAAGAGGCACTAACATGGACGCATTTTCCGATTTTGATGCACAATTTGATCAGACGCTTGCACTAGTGAACGGCCCTAGCGAAAGCTACGGTGATCCTAATCAGTTTAAGCCTTCTGTGGGAGATAAGAGGAGCGAGTATTTCGCTACCGTTCGATTCATCCCGCCTGCAAATGGACCGATGTTCGTAAAGAAGATTGTCCACTTCATGAAGGTTGGCAATAAGACTGTTAGAGTCATTTGTCCAAAAACCACTGATCCTCGAAATCAGTGTGACATCTGTTCAGACAATATTCAGGGACACAGGTCGAAGATTCCGGCTCTTGTCGAAAGAGCTAGAAACCATGGCAACAAGACTCGTTGGGTTGCAAATGTTCTCGTAATTGAGGACAGCGCGAATCCTGACAACGTCGGACGTGTCATGTGGTGGGAGATGCCCAACCAGATCATGGAATTCATCGAGAAGTTGAAGAATCCCCCCAATCCTCGTATTCCAGCGATCAACGCTTTCCATCCTCTGAAGGGTGCAGACTTCTTCTTGAGCATGAAGCAGATCGATGGTTTCACGAAGTACGATGGATCTCAGTTCCTAGTGGCTGGCGGACCTACTCCGATCAGCGACAATATGGAATACATCAACCAAGTTCGCTCGATGTGCCACGACATCCAGAGTCAGATTGTTCTTCCTTCACAGGACGAGATTATCGACATTCTGGCTAAGGCTGGAGCAGGCTCAAATGCAGGAGTCCAGAAGACTTACAGCAATGTAGGTACTGGAGTAGCTCAGGCTCCCTCCGTTGGAGGATTTGCACCTGTACAGCACGTTCAACAACTAGACGAATTCGACGCCGCTTATGCGCAGGCAGGTCAGAACGCTCCTGCACCAGTGCAGGCCGCACAGCCAGCCTACGAGCAGACACAGGCTCGTCCCGCACTAGCGACCCAGCAACCCGCTCCAAAGCCTGCTATGGCACTCCCCGGACGCCCTGCATTGCAGACTCCTGAGACTGTCATGCCTTCGCCTACCGAGCGAGTTACTCCGATGCCACAGGCTCCTGCAGTGAATCAACCTCACGCAACAAAGCCTATGGACGACGAGGCTTGGTTCAGGTAAAAATATCAGAAAAAGTAATGTAAATACGGGGAAAGGGCAACCTTTCCCTTTTTTGTTTTTGGAGATTTAATGTCGATTTACAAGAAGAACAAAGCGTTTACTGATTTGTATAGAAATAGACACTCTCTTTATATGATGTATGTCAATGCAATAAGCGTTTTCAACGAAAATGATCATTTAGCTCAATTGTCTCAAGTCATTTTCGAATTTGTTGGTAAGCGATATGATCTACAAGACGAGCGCCAGATAAGTGAGGCTATTTCTAAATTAGATAAGTTTAGGAATGTACAGAAAATCAATTTGCAGAAGTTCGTGAATACTTATGTTGACTATAAGAGAGAATACAATAGTGTGATTGCAACCTTAATTGGGCTTAGGTGTATTGAGGTTGTTCGATACGGCGTGATGAATGAAGACATTGGCGATATGATCGAATATGAAGTAGACGAATCTAACCCTGATGGAAGAGCAATTAGGGCGCTAAGAATCGCAGAGAATGAATTACTGAAGACGCTCTACGAATTATCAAACAACCGATTCAAATGCGAAGCCATGTGTAAAATCTCCAAGTCCATCGTCAATCGGCTCCATCGTAGGCGAGCGATGCTTCAGCAGGGCACCTAGATGCTACAATCATCGTATGGAGAACGACGGTGTCTTTGTACACTCTTGGAATCATGTAGTCACTACGCCGCCTGCCAAGTTCAAGGAATACCTTGACAAATTTGGAGTTGAGTCTATTGAACAAAAAGGCCGGAAATTCATTTTCCGATGTCCTATTTGTGGAGATTCTGATAAAGTAAAGAGTAAGAAACGTGGTTATCTAATCACGAACATGGACGGTAATGGCGCAATGGGATGCCATAACTGTGGATACAAGAGTTCATTCAGCAACTTCCTGAAGAACGAGAGAAAAGATCTATATCGGCAGTGGATTCAAGATGTGTTTATCGGAATCTCGCTGAATAGTAAGACAGTCACCGAGAATGAATCGTATGAAGAAAAACCACTTGAAGAAGAAGTTGTAGATTACTCACTATTTCTCCCATTGGCTAAGGTTAGCAATTCTATGATCTACAAAAAAGCGATGGAATTCGTATGTAGTCGTAGAATACCTAAGAAGTACGCACGTCATTTCTTGTATTGTGAAGAGGGTCGATATGCAAATCGAATAATCATACCTCACTATAACAAGGATATGACATATAAGCATTTCGAGGCTCGTGATCTTAGAAAGAATCCTTGGATTAAGTACTTATACCCTGATAACTGGAAACCAAATAATTACAATCTCCCGAATCTAGATCTAGGTCGCGACTATTTTGCGTTTGAAGGAGTTATCGATAGTCAATTTATCGATAATTCGGGTGCGTGTGGAGGTGCTCAGAAATATGAGTTCTTCTTCGAAGGAATTCACAAGTCACTACATCGCAACGGAATTGTTTTTGCAGATGGCGATGAAGATGGAATTAGAGTCGCATATAAGTTCTTGAAAAAAGGATTTAGGGTTGTAAAGTGGACGAGCGAGATGCTCAATTGGGAAAAAGGCGTACATGATCTTAATGGATTGATTACTTCAGGATTCTTTAAGCCGGAGCAATTTAATGCAGACGGGACATTGAAGGCTGAAGCAATTATGAAATATGTAATCCCACCTACTATTGGGGATATTTTAGAGTTTCAAATGGAAGCACTGGTAATTGGAATAAACGTACTAGAAAGGAAAAAGAAAAATGTTGAATCTCCTAGAGACGAACATCAAAATAATTGGTTTGCATGGTAAGGCAGGGTCTGGTAAAGACTTCATTGCTAATGAATGCTTGGGCGACTACTTCAAATTCGCACTAGCTAATCATTTCAAAATCGACATTGTTCGTAAGAGTATTTTTACGTTCGATGAAGTATTCAATACTAAGCCGTCTCACGTCAGACATCGGCTTCAGCAGATTGGCACTGAAGAGGGTAGAGATGTTTACGGTCCCGACGTGTGGTGTAATGCACTCGAAGCATGGATGTATTTGATTAACACTTCTAATAAGATCGACAAGTTTGTAATTGCAGATCTAAGATTTGACAATGAGGCCGAATATGTTAAGTCTCTTGGAGGGGTAGTAGTTCGAATCGATTCGAATCGAAATCGAAATGGAATGGATGAAAAGGCGCTACAACACTCATCAGAAGCAGGAATTCGGGAGGATTTGATCGACCATGTGATCATTAATGACATTGGAACCGACATCGAGTCTCTCAAATGGCAAATCAATCAAATAAAGAAATGGAATAACCTATGAGCATCAACACTATTCTTTTTGATCTAGATAATACCCTTGTGAGGTGTATGGTGTATTACACGTTCACCCGGAAGAACATCTACAAAATCCTATCCAAGGTGAGTGGATTTAGTATTTCTGAAGTAGAGCGCATCTTTGACGAGTACGAGACTGAGAGAGTCAAGAAGAAGGACGGATTCACTAAAGACGCCTTCTTGGATTCGGTCAATGGTGTTCGGGTTAAGATATATGAGAAGCTGAAGGAACTCGATACTGATCGAGCAAACGCATTCTACGAGTCTGACGCACCTCTCAAGTTGATTCAATTCACTGCAGAAGTATACGAAGCCCCATATACCATATACTCTGATGTAGTGGATACCCTAAAGACCCTAAAAAATCTTGGGATTTCTATGTACGTGGTAACAAAAGGAAGTTTCTATGGACAATCTAGAAAGGCTGCAATGTTAGGTGAGATGTTTGATGGATTATTCGTATTACCACACAAAGATGTTGCTACGTGGAACGGCGTAATTGAATCAATGCAATTAGATCGCACTACTACTGTAGTAGTTGGGGATTCGGTGAAGGACGACATCAATCCGGCACTCGAAGTAGGACTGAAAGCTATTAGAGTGAATAGAGAGAATACTGCATGGGTTGGAGATCCCGAAGTCCAATTAAAGGCAGAGGTTCCAGAGATTAAAGACTTTTCTGAACTTTTAGCGGTACTAGAATCTCTCTAAAAATAGAACCCTCTGATTTTCGGAGGGTTTTTTGTTATTATATGATTATGAGAATATTAGGATTGGACTTAAGCATTACGTCTCCGGGTTTTTGTATCATGGATATTGACGAAAACTACGAAGTTGTTAACATCAACCTACATGGATTTACAAAGACAGATAAGTGGGTTTGGGATGGCGATGGATTGATCATCCATAAAATACCTAAAGACTACGACTCGCATCCACCCCACTACAGACCATTCATAATATACGAGATCATGAAGCCTTATCTAAAAGACATCGACTATATCGCAGTTGAAGACTATGCTTTTGGTGCGAAAGGTAAGGTTTTTGACATAGCCGAATCGTCAGGTGGATTAAAGAATATCTTCTACGCGATGAAGATTCCTATGAAGAAATTCCCACCTATGACAGTGAAGCAGTGCGCCACTGGTTCTGGAGGCGCTGATAAGGTGATG